GAGTCCTTTCGTTTGTTTTTGCTGTGGCTATTTTTGCAAATAAGGCTTCTGCCCTATCTGAGGAAAATAACTTATCAAAACAGCAGGAAGTTAAGGTTTCAACCGCTCAGGCGGTTTTTTTGGTTTCTAAGCCTAATAGCCTTAAAAAAGTAGATAAAAACCTTGAGGTACTTAAAAAGTATCAAAATGCTACTACTCTTACTGATAGACAACTAAAGGAACTTCTTCATGCCGTTGGCTTTCGTGGCGATGCGCTAAAGAAGGCATGGGCGGTGGCGAAGAAGGAATCCAATGGCAGACCATTAGCCTTTAATGGTAATGCCAACACTGGAGACAGTTCTTTTGGGCTATTCCAAATCAATATGATAAATGTTCTTGGTCCAGACCGTCGTGAAAAATACGGACTTAATTTTACGGCTGAACTAATGAATCCAGTAATAAATGCTCAAGTTGCCTACCATATGAGTAATGGTGGTGAAAATTGGTCTGCTTGGAAAGGTATGACTCCAAGGACCAAAATGTGGATTACTAAGTTTCCACATTAAGAATTAAAAATATTATGATTAATCCAAGTTTTTGGTGTTAAATCATTTATAATTTCAACTGGTAGATTGAAGTTAAATGATTTAACGCCACTAACTTTAATCCAATTAACCATTTTTATTAAAGTAGTATTAAGGTCTACTTTAGGACTATAATCTAGTAAATCTCTTGCCAAATCAGCAGAACAGTTAGCATACTTCACCTCTGCTGGTCTATTTGGCATATATATAGGATCAACCTTGAAGTTTAAAATTTCTCCTATTTTTAATGCTAACTCATTTATAGTAATAAAACTAGAGTCTGGACCTATATTAATAATTTTGTTATTTGCTAGTTCAGTAAATATTATTTTTTTAATTGGATCTATAACGTCTTCTATATCGGAGAAGCATCTCATCTGATTCCCATCTCCGTATATAACTGGTTGTTTATTTTGCAACATTCTATTGATCATTATGGATGCAACATTTCTAAATGGATCATCATACACTTGACCTGGACCTATAATGTTATGAGGAATAAGTATGACATACTCAAAACCATGTACTTTTGATAAGATTTTTAAATTTTCTTCAAACGCTAATTTTGCTACACCATAAGGGTCTTGTGGTTTTGGAACCATATCCTCTGTAAATGGAACAGTGTCTTGTTTGCCATATCTAGCCATACTTGAAAGATATATAAACTTTTTTACGCCAGCCTGTATGGAACATTTTAAGACATTCATGGAATTTCCAAAAGTATTATCTGTTATTGTTTTTGGAGAAAATATAGACAAGCCCTCATAAGCAGTACATGCTGAATGTATCACAACATCAACATTTTCAAAATGATCTTTTGTTAGATTATTACAGTCATCATTAATCCACTCAATATGACTAGGTATATTATTCTTATACCCGCCAATTAAGTTATCTATACCAATAATTTTATGATCAGTAATAGATTTTGCAATATTGCTTCCTACCAAACCAGCAACACCAGTTATCAATATTTTCATGAAACTATAGTTGTTCCTTTATATGTTTTATTCCATATTTTTATGTCATCTGTATCATTTAATAAAGGTTGTCCTTTAATGTTTAAACTAGTATTTAATAATACTGGTACACCTGTAATGGCATACCAATTACACAAAGTTTCATATAATCCAGGGTGCTGACTTCTGTTTACTGTTTGTACTCTTGAGGTACCATCTTTATGAACAACTGATGGTATTAAATCTGGTTTTTTACATTTAACAGCATACTGCATATATGGACTTGAAAAACTCATATCAAACCATTCACTTGCTTTTTCTTCTAAAACAACTGGTGCAAAAGGTCTAAATGACTCTCTTTTTTTAATTAGATTGACCTTGTTTTTAATATTTGGATTTCTTGGGTCAGCCAAAATAGATCTGTTACCTAATGCCCTTGGACCATATTCTGCTCTACCTGATGCTACTGCAACAATTTCATTTTTAATTAACTCAGTTATAATTTGATTAACTGGATATTTTTTACCAATATCATGTCCCAGGTATGGACCTTTCCAATCTAAGTGTTTTCCATATAATGCTGATGCTGCGCCAAGTGATGATCCAGCATCTCCAGGATTTGGCATAATCCAAACATCATCAAATATTTTCCACAACATAGTATTTGCAGCACAGTTAAGAGCACAACCACCCATAAAAACTAATTTTCTTTTTTTAGTTAGTTGTTTTGCCTTAGCCATAAAGTTGACAAGCCTTTCTTCATATACCCGCTGAACTGCTGCTGCTATATCAAATTGCTCTCTATGTCCGATATGCTCATTCCAGTCTTTTATACCTTGATGAAAGTTGTATTTTTGAATATCTATGTGTGGGAAATACTCTTTGACTTTATTATAATATCTCGTCCAATCTCCATATGCTGCCATACCCATAAAAATATATTCTTCTTCATTTGGCTTTAATCCTACTAGTTGTGTAAATGCTGAATAGAATAATCCAAAACTGTATGGATAATTCTTTTTATATACCTGTTTAATTTTATTTCCTTCGCCAGTCCAAATGGTAGAAGTATTATATTCTCCAATTGCATCTAAGACAACTATAACAGCATCATCAAATCCGCTTGTATAGTATCCTGCTGCTGCATGAGAATAGTGATGTTTAAAAGTATGAACTGGTATTTTATCTGGTAGATTTATTGGCTTCCAGTCGCCGTATCCGCCCTTCAAAAACAGCCTTGAAGCCTTCAATAACGGCTTTTCATAGTAGGCTATAGCATCTGGCTTACCATACTGCAAAGCGTCCTCTAAAAGGTCGTTATTGATATACCAATCATTTTTTTGTTTGCTATATCTTTCAGAATGACCAGCAAATAAAATTTTATTATTTTCAATAAGAGAAACTGATGCATCGTGTGATGTTTCATTAATTCCTAAAATAATCAATAGATCCACCTGCTATCTTTATTTTTATTCTTTTTAATTTTTTGTTTAATAAAAAAATAAATTCTTTCTAAATAATATCTAATCTTGATCATATTTGTCTTTCTTTAACTGACTTTATAAAAGCATCCTTAAAGTGTAGGTGTCTATGAAGTCCGAAATGTCTGCTTTTTGTTGGTACTGGATGTTTATCTGTTGCATAAAAAAAACAATCTCTATTACTATCAAAATATTCTATATGACAATCAACATATCCATTATTATATACTGAAACTTCAGGATGGTCTATATCATTCATATCATATATACTTTTTACAAAACTTGTAACATTTTCATCATTCATATTTATAAATTCTAACCACTCAAAATTATTATCTAAGTCAACAAAATATTTAAAAAAGTTTTGATTTTTATCTTTAAAATGTTTAATTGTTTTTGTATTTTCATATGACCAAGTTCCATAAAACAAGTTTATATTTAGTGCCTCACAAAGCATTTCTAGTTTATGAATAGACTGCATTGCTATCCAGTATGTGAATTCGTACGGAATTACTTCATTCATTTTATGTGGAATTTTTGAATATGAAGGCAACGGCAAACTAAAATCTCTTGCATCTAAATGAGAAAACGCTAACTTATAATTATCGTTATTAATATGATATGTACCCATAAAACGTTCTGGATTTTCTGGCAAAACCATTCTATCAAAATGTGGAAAAACTATAAAAATATATTTTGGACTGCCATACTCTTTTATATATGCAAAAATATTATTTACAATAGCATCAACAGAAAATCCAGGTATTGCTATATTGTCATAATCTAACTTCATTTCTTTTGCTAGCATTGCGCCCCATATATTGTTTTCATCAATACCCATGCCAAATGTATTAGAGCATCCAGATATTAAAATATCTTGATTTTTTTTAAATTCTTTTTTTCCTCTATATCCTAAAGAATTACAATAATAATCTCTTTCTTCATCAACAATTCTATTGTTGTGCGCCATTAACCCTTTACGATAAGTAGGAGCATCTAATTTTAGTAACTTATTAAATACTATGTAAT